GTTCTTCAGCAATGTACTGATAAAGGAAACGAGAGTTACCATAGATCTCGAAATCTTCAACTTCTTTGTATTGCTTTACAAAATCTCGTGCCTCTGTAATAGAACCAAACTTATGTGGTTCCACACAGTCACCCTCAAGGGTGCGCCATTCAGAATAGTTTTTTGTAGGCAGGTACAGCGTGGGGTTGAAAGGAACCTTCACGCTGTAACGATTGCCATTTTCATAACCACGGACCAGCAAACGATTGCCAGCTTGTTCAACGTTTGTGTAAAACTTCATTCAGATTTTGGCGGATCGATTTTGGTAAGATAAAGAGCAAGCAGTTTAGTGCTTGGATTCACGAGGGTGGTGATGTCAGAAGACCTGACAACCACCTCCCGATCATTTGAATGGGGAGGCCATGGGGCAATCTCTCCATCCAATTCTACCACGTATGGGTCGCGCAGGACGCAATCAGGGTCACCTAGAGAAGTGGCACCCTCAATCTCTTCGACCTGGGCAATGATCCACTCATTCGCCAGCTTCAGTAGGTTCGCTGCTATCTCCATCAGTGTTCTCCTCAAAGAAAATATCGTTTTTACTAACACCAAGTTCAACTAAACGGTTGACATAATTATCAAGAACACCATTGTCTGGGAAAACAACGCTAATGATATGACTACCACTGATTCTATGTTCTTCTACTGGGCTGTATGGACAGAATCTGGTGTAGTTGATTGCAATGTTTCCATTCTCATCAGTTTCACCAAGAGTAAGAACGTATGGATAGATCAAACGATATCCAACTACTTCTTCATTATCTCCTTTCACATCACCAAATAGGCACAGCACATTATCGCCAGTGACCATCTTTACAATTCTAACGAAATGATTTTGCTTCAACTCAGACATTAGATTCGATCTCCTCTTTTTGTTCTAGTTTACTTTGATATGCTTTTTGCAGTCCTGGTTCAGGAGTGCTAATTGTCATGACACAATCATATGGAATTTTAAACATTGTGTCTGGGGAATATGGATTCCATTTACTGAACTTTACTTGGTATTCCATATTATATTGCTCAGTCAAATACTGAGGGGTTCCGCCTTCAAGAGTGAGAATATAAGGTTCATCCATCAATAGACAAACTCCCCTCTTATCTTCACCTTCGCCATCAAAAACTTCCTTGAGTTCTGTGATAATGCGATCACCCGTTTTTAACGTAACGATTGATACTGCCATAGTTAGTAGTTGTTTGATATTAGTTTAGCATTAAAAAGGGGCACCGTCAAGTGCCCCGAATATTTAGAACCACTTTTTACGCTTCTGTTTCTCTGGAAGTTCTTTCTTCAGCACAATTGTCAAAAGACCATCTTTGAAATCTACACTCTCAACTTCCACATCTTCTGCCACCTGCCAATTGCGAGTAAATGATCTTTGAGAGATACCTTTGTGTTGATACTTACGTTCTTTATCTTCTTGAGATTTTTTAGCAGATACAGTTAGAACATGTCGTTCAGTTGCGACTTCAATATCTTCGCTTGTAAATCCAGCCAAAGCGACTTCAAGTATGGTTGTGCCATCATCTCCGTTGACCACATTGTACGGAGGATAACTAGATCCAGTACCTGCAAGAGCTTCCAATCTTCTGAATGTTTCATCGAATCCAATTGAATGTGGTGTATAAGTTTCCCAGTTAAATGTTACCATTGTCCTAAAAAGCGACGTTTACATGTGACCCGTTAGGCATCACACTAATAATTATACAACTCACATAAAAAATGGAGGTCGTGAGAACCCCCATGAATACTACGGTTTACACTAATTTAATTGACTTCAAGATGCATTCTTGTAGTTCATTTCCCTTCACTCTATTATTTGAAATATATTCCATAGTGTGATAAGAGAACATATCAAATCCAACTGAGATTCTATATTCTTGTGTTGGGTAAACTTCATGAAGAACCCAAGAAGGGAACATTGTTATTCTTGCTGGTTTATTTTCACATCTCCAAGGACCATAATAATCACTAAGATGGGGTATAAAATAATCAGTAGTGGTTTGATTACCAGTCAGCATTAAGTTACCACTTAAAAAAGTATTTTCATGGTATGAATGACAATGCTTCGGTACAGATTCTCCTGGTTGAAGAACTACTGCCCATCCACGAATCCAGATATCATCTATCCTTTCTTTATACGCACCTAGATTATCCAGAAAATCACTGTATACTCTAGTAATAGATGATTGTAAAAATTTTACAGATGGATCATTCCACTCGAAGATATTATATGTTCTCCAAGTATCTTTATATGATCCAAGATTCTTAGATTCAATTACACCTATTAGATTCTCAATAAAAAAACTGTTCAGATCTTCCACCCATATAGGACAATCAAAGTTAGGAGCAAATGGAGTGTTTGCTTCCCAACTCTTCCAGCGATGTAAGTTTGAATGAGTGCCAGATACTTTACAGTGTGCAGTATCTAGTATATTATTCACTTACTTTTTTGCGTCCAATATTATATTTACTTTCCAAAGTCCACTCATCTTTTTCTTTAAAGGCAAGTACTTTGATTTGATTAAGTGGGGCAAGATCAGCAATCTTATCTGGAGTAACAATAGTAATCAATCCCCAGTCACTGAGTAATTGAATAATACGATTGCGTCTCTGCACATCATTTAGAGAAAGGTTAGTGTTCTTTCCGTCTAGAGCAAACAGTTCTTTGAAATGAACAATATAATACTTACCCTGCTTATGCAGAATATGACATGATTGATAGATCTTCTTTTCTTTACGAGAAGCTACACCAATCCTTGTCAGGGTTTCCCTCACCTTCAGGAAGTCATCTGGTTCGTTCAGGATGACTTCCACCATATCAGCTTGCTTCCACTGGATTTCAGTTTCAACACTCATTTTCTTCCACCTTTATTCAATACCTTTGTAATATGATCTAACTGATCCTTGGTGAGAATCCTGAGTGCTTGGAGTGCCTTATCGTCATTATAACCATAATACTCTTTTACTACTTCAAGATAATCAATAGAATCTTTTTTCGCCCAAGGAGAAAATCTTTTCCTCGGTTTGACACTATTTAGTAAAAAATCATATTGAAGTTTCTTTGGGAGATGAGGGTTCTTATTCATCTCGTTGACAAAGAGGATGGTATCAGTAAACGATGAGAGACAACGATTTACAATATAAGGTGGATACGCTTTCTCTGCTGCAGCATCATCATCAAGAATGTTTTTCTTGGATTGATTGATGCTGTACAGGTAATCTTTCAGTTGGTATGTCATTCCAGTGTCTCACGACCCCCGCGATAATGAATAAATTAGTGATGAAATAAGTAACGAATATAATAGTACGTATACCAGCAACGTAATCTGCTTCTCTGTCATTGTCAAGTGCCTTCTTTCCTAGAGCTTTACACCATAGTCGCCATAGTTTCATTTGAATACAGCAGTGACTCCAATAACTTTTGCAGAAGGATTGCGAGCAAGAGCTGTCTGGCGGGCATCTTGGTAGTTTGCTGCCTCAACAATCTCATCGAAGACGCGACCAGCAACGTAGAGTTGAACTTTAATTTTCATAGTTGTAAAGGACGAGTTCCTTGCGTTCTGCTTGATCTATTGTATACGATCCGACCGACCGCATGGTGTATGTATGTGCAAATTCTCCAACTGTCCACCCCTGGAACCGCTCCTTGACGAGGTTGGAATTGTTGTAAGAAACTAGTTGATGACAAGTAAACCTATCGCAATCAGCAGCAAACTTATCGTGATCAAATCCTTTGTGCATTGATCCTTTACGCCCATAGAGGTTGTCCTTAATATCATAAGGAGGATCAAGATAAACAAATACAGATTTGTCATCTGACATCAGTAAACTTTCATATGAATAATTAGTTATCTTCCAATCTTTGATTAGTTCACCATACTCGGGGATCTTCTCAATACCATTCATAGAGAAGTTACTGACACTTGCTTGCTGAGAGAAAGAAGAACTTTCAGTTAAACCAGAGAAGCTGCACTTGTTGATAATGTAAAATGCTGCTGCTCTCCAAAGATCTGGAGTTTGAGGATCGTTCAGTTCAATCTTCATCTGATTGAAAAGACCATGTGCAAGTTCAGGAGTATTGCAATAGTTCTTTTCATCTCTCAGAGTTTCATAGAGATCTTCCGAACGGTCGCGGAGGATACACCAGAAGTTATGCAGAGGTTCGTAAAGATCATTCACCCAAATTTGGATGCCAGGATATCTCTTGGTAACCTCAAGTGCTACAGAACCTCCACCAAGGAAGGGTTCACGAAATTCAGTATAATTTTTCAGATCTGGCATGAACTGAAAAAGTTTTGGAAGTGCTCTACTCTTCCCGCCTGGATAGCGAAGCGGTGTCTTCAGTGATTTCAAAGTTCGGGGCATGATATTTAAGGTATTCACGAAAAGTTTGTTTGATTTCTCGCTTGGTCATTCCACACCAAGCTGCTGCCTGTGGTAGATTCATTGTAGCATGGAATAGTGCTCTGTGTGCCTCTTCCACATTTTCTGGTGTGGTCTTCACAACGTCACCCATAAGATAATTCCAATAACGTTCTTTATGTTCATTCATTTACCACACCTCATTCTAGCATACTCAAATATTTTTCCTGGAATGTTTATACCCAAAGCGTCCTCAAAACCACGAAATCCTGGCGAGGAGTTTGCTTCACAGATCCTGTATCCATCCTCATGGAAAAGCAAGTCAATACCAGCAATATCAAGATCCAAAACTTTTGCGGTTTGGATTGCAAGTAACTCCATCTTTTCATCAACATCATAGGCTAATCCTTTACCTCCACGGGATATGTTTGCTTTAAATGATCCATCGGTACTTTGGCGAAGCATAGCACCAATGACCCTACCACCAATAACGATAACGCGAAGATCACGTCCCTCGGAAGCTTG